GGTTGTAATACTCAGCGCTATCGACGTCAATGTTAAACGGGGCGCTGTCAGTCGCCAGTGGAAAATAGTGGATGTCCTTGGAATAATCGATGTACCAGTTGCGACCGGCCAGCTCGGCTATTCTCCTAAACGCCTGCGATGGCTGCACGTAGTTGAAGCTTATCTGGTCGATCGTTACCCCTTCAAGAACATTGGTCGTTGTAATGCCAAAACCTGGGCAGTAGTCGTCTACGATCTGCTCGATGATCTCTTTGTCGGTCATGTCCTCGTAGGTTTTGTGGACCAGGTTATGATCGAGAAGCCGAACGTAGTCAATGCACTCTATGTTCGCCCAAACATCTCCGCCACCGGCCCTCTCGCTCATCCCAACAGAAACAACGTACCCGCCGAAAATCACCGTGCCGTCGTCTAAAGTAATGGTAATTTCCTCATCGGGGCCTGGAATTCCGCCGCCCGATAAATCCATCAAAGATAGCCTACAGGCGTTTTGGAGGTCATTGATAATGTCCTCGATGATAATAGTTTGGTGGATTACATCCGCCGTACGATCCACCGAGTTTATGGTCACATTGTACGTAGCGGCATCGGTGGTGATAGCCACCCAACTGCCGTACCCTGTCCCATCCTGATTGGTAGCATACGCCCTAATGTGGTAGGTAGTTCCAGGCGTCAGGCCTGTTAGCTGGAGGTTGTAGGTGCCGGTTCCAAAGCTGCCAGACTCGGATTTGGTTTTATCGGGATATTTGACTGTGTTGTATTGAAAACCGCGCTCGGTCGCGTTATAGCCACCAGTGGCTGTTATTTCACCCTGGACAGTGATCGTGGTCTTGCCAACTGCTGTCTGGCCGATTGTGTTTACGGTTGGAGCAGACATATTAGAACCTAACGTTTTTCTTAAGCTTGCGGATAATGTTGTCGCCAATCATCTCGCCCATCCGCTGCGCGCCAATGGAGTCGGCGATAATTGCCCCATCGAGGTTGACAATAATTGTGGAGCCGCCAGGCGCGGCCACTGCCGGAGCCACCGCCAGGGAGCCGCGGACATCCGTCCTAAAGTCCGGCACACTAAGTCGCCCCAACTCTAGCTCCGCCGCCGAAACCATCTCTTTTAAGGTGTCTCTGATGGAGGGGCTGTCGTGCTTATCAACGTTAAAGGCATCTTTTACCGAATCCTTGATGTTTTTAGCATCCTCCTTAATACCCTCCCAGGCCTTCTTGAACCAGCCGGTTATCGTTTCAAAAAGAGCTTTCATGGCCTCCTCAACTATGGTCTTGAGGGAATCGAAAATTGTCTTAACTAGTTCTACTCCCCCAGTAAATATCTGCTTTACCGCCTCCCAAGCCTTACCCCAGTCGCCCTTAAAGATGGCTATTACCAATGTGATGATACCTAGAATGATGTCAAACCCGTTTTTGATAATTGACCACAAGACTGATAACACGGATTTAGCAGTTGCGGTAATTGCCGCGCCCCAGGTATTCCAAAATTCGGTCAGCTTGTCGACTACCCACCCAACGAAACTTACGATGCCGTCAAAGATATACTGGAAACGATCTTTGTACTTTAAAAACACCCCTATAAGGCGGTCAATCACTGATTGTATCCCACCCTGTGCCGATTTAAATCCTTCAACCAACTCCTTTAATTTGGGTATGCCCTCATTAACAAACCATGAGGATAGTTCACGCAGTGCGGGAATCAACTTCTCTAGTGCGAAGGTGACTAGCATTTTAGCCGCCGGCAGCAGCTCTTTACCAATTTCTCGCATTAGGAGGTTAAATTCGTCCTTGAGGTTTTCGATCATGCCGGGGAGGGTCTTGCTCTGCGCCTCCATTAAATTCCCAAACTTCCCACCCTCCCCAGTCATTGCTTCAAACGCTAGTTTTACGTCGTCGAACCCTATCTTTCCCTTCGAGACCAGTTCGGCAATTGCTTCCTTACTTACACCCTTAAGCTTCGCTAGGGTATCAATCAAAGGAACTCCAGCTACGTTAAAGTCCCGAAGCTCTCTGCCAGTTAGTTTCCCTTGAGTTCGTACCTGACCAAAGTTAAGTGCCAGCCGATCCAACGGGACATTTAATCCGGCGGAGACGTCGCCCAGCATTTTAAGTTCGGGTATTACTTCATCTGCCTCGGCGCCCATCGCCAGAAGCATCTTAGCGCTCGCTTCGATACCTTGAAGTTCAAATGGGGTCTTTTTGGCAAAATCGGCCAGCTCGCCTAGAAGTTTAGTAGCCGCCTCGGCGCTGCCGAGCATAGTGCTGAAGGCGATTTGGGCTTGCTCAAAGGCGGCCGCCTGTTTTAATGCCGCAACACCGACGGCGGCGGCAGCGGTGGCGGCGGCAGCACCAATAATCAAACCCCCTTTAACGGCTAGTTTTCCGACGTTTTTTAATCCACTGGCAAACGAGGAGGTTTCCTTGCGGGCAGAGGCCATCCCGCGTTTAAAATCAGAGGTATCCGCCTTAATTTTGGCTACAACAGAGCCGATGTCAAATCCTGCCATGGCTTTATTATAACAAGGTTGGCTATTTATCTACAACTCGTATCCCACCGCCACCGACCGCCAGGCGCAGCTTGGCAAATCCAGCCTCGTCAAGTTCCGGGGCGGTGCCCACTCTTGAACTACCGTACTTTTCAGGGTTCCGCCGGCGATTGATCTGGTTAATTAGCGGTAGCAATTCATCAGGGTAGACATCGTAAAAAATGTCATGCTTACTCCAGCCGTACTCCGACGCAAATAGATCGACGGCCCAATACAACCAATCGTCTATATCGGCTTCTGAGCCTCCTCCCCGGTGGGGTTCTCTAGCTTGGTCTCCGGCTTGGTTTGGGCCATCCCTTTTTTTACCTTCTTAAAGATGTCGGCAAAACGGTTTACCTTGATTATTGCCTCGAGGACATCGACAGCTTCCGACGCACCAAGGTTTTCGGCGTCCTCCTGGGTTAAGTCGGTAGCAACAACAACCAAGGAAATAATATCGGGGAGGGCACCGGAAAGCAGCATGGGGATGGCTTCAATAATAGCCCCCTCGTCCATCTCGTCCAGTTTTGAGATGTGTGTCGGGAGCTTGTTGATTTTCTTAAGTAGGTCCGCGTAGCGCTTAAGCGGGAGCTTAGACACTACGAGTTCCCTATTGTCTAATTTTACTTTGATAGATTCCATAGGCGAGCACTAATGGCTACTAATGCCTAGGGTTATGCGGTCGAGTCGCCAATCAAACCGAGGTAGTTGCCGTCAGCCTTGCTCTCGTCGATCAGAGCAACAAACGTGACCATCAAAAGTTTCTGGCCCTCGTTGTTGTGAGCAATAGGCTCCATAGCCTCAACGTAGGCCTTGTGGAACACAACATCGTGCCGGCGGGTACCTTCCTGCGAGGGGTGTAGCACCAGCTTGTAAGCATCATCGGATGCCTTCTTACCAGCCTTGGCGCCAACAGTAACTCTGGCGTTTGCCGCCCCCGCGAATTGGGTTTGAGGCATAGCATTTCTCAGGTTGGCGATCGTAAACTCAGCCAATGGGACCCGCGCCGTTAGGCGCTCACCCAGGAGCCGCTTATCGACGACAGAGTTGCCGTAAAGGTCAACTTTGTGGTCAGCGTACTCAGCTTCGTAGGCGACCTCCACACCACCATCGGTGTGGCCTAGATCAATGCTATTAAACTCAACATCACACGCGCCCATCTGGACATTTGTAATGTCAGCCATTTTTCTGTTTATTCACCCCCTTTCTGATATCTTTTATACATTTAAACTCGAATGTCGTTATTCTTAAGCACCGGGGGCACTCAAACATAAACATCCCCCTATGTATGTACTCCCATCCTATCAGATTACGACAGAATCTGCACCGCAGTTCGCGGTATAGCTGGCCTTCGTGTATTCTGGACATTACCTTGTTCTGCAGGTGAAGTTGATACTAAAGAGGTCCCGGCCCTGCTCGTCCCTGCCGACGTGGCCCCCCTCGGAGATAGCATGTAACAGCATAAAGTGATCCTCACCAGAGACAAGCTCGCCATATTTACCGTGCAGTCCGCGAACGGTGGCTAGCACCGCTTTGCCGTTGTCGTAGTTAGTTGCACGGATAAAAGCTTGGAAAGTAGGCGACTCGATAGGAAGATAGCGACTAGGCTCGGTTCCACCGGTGTCTAACACAGCAATGCAGGCATCAGGAGATTCCGGCATAAAACCAATGAAAATATCGGTGCCGATCGTGCCTAAGTCAAAATCGTCTTGTAAATATGTTGCGACCTGCTCAATTAGTGTCATCTAAACGCACCACGCAATCCGCGGGCCAGAAAGTCCCTGAACACGTGCAGGTTATTCTTGATAGGGTCTTCGAGGTACTTTCCCTTCCTACCCTTTTGAAACTTGTACTCGGGATGCTCGTGCAGCCGCGCTGCATAGACCTTGTTGTAACCAACCAGAAATCCCTTCTCTGGTGTTGTCATTAAAATATGCCTCGGCTGGACACTACCGCTGGCCTGCAGCATTCCGGTATCGTGTGGAACCTCGAAGCTGCTAAGTCGCAGAACCTCATTAGCGACCATCTCTAGCCCTTTTTTGTTAGCCATCTCAAAACCCATCTCAAAGTCCTTGATGCCTCTGTCGAAGCTGGAAGTATCTACAGTTACGCCCATTTGACCAACTCTACCTTAGTGTGATCGGTACTACCCGCACCATCAACTGCCGTATAGACCCCAAAGACACGGTAATCGACGCTATTGTAGGTAACTTTATCACCCTTGCTAATCGACACATCCTTGTCAAAGTAAACAATAGCCACAATTTCGACAGTTTCGTTTGGGCCAACTATGCGGGATTTAGTGGTTAGTTGTACGCGGGCGTTGTAGTCGGTGCTAGTATCGTAGCTCTCCCGACCGTACTTATCCTTGCCGGTAGAAGCGTAGAGCGTTACAGTCTGGTTTAGAAGGCCTTTTAGTGACATATCACACGGTTATCTTACCCCGGCGGTTAACGATGCCCCGGAGCAGCATCCTCGCCTTGGGCGCGATGAGTTTGTGTATGCCGGCACCCCCACTACCCTTTTCGTAGGCGTAGTCGCCAATCCTCTCACTATTCATGTCTACCTTATCACCCGAGAAGAAATCATCACCTACGCTGATCCGGTACTCAACCTGCGCCGCCGTAGCGCGTTTTACCGCCTCGATAATCTGCTTGTAGTAGGTATTGGGGGTATTCTCAGTATCGTGGTGGACATCGCACTTTCTAGGGAACTTCCCAATTTGGTAGATTTTGTAGTAGCTGTCCGTTCCGGTGGTGCTGGAGAACTCGTCTGTGGTAAGCACACCGGCCTTAGTGCTAGCGGTGATCTTCTGGCGCTGGCCGGAACCAGTCCCCCCGATAATCTCTAGATAACAACCGGCGAAGTAATCAGCATCGTAGACATTCTGGTGCTTAGATTGGAGAGTGTGGGAAGTGGTACCGCCAGCAGAAAGCATCCCTGTTTTTGGGCTTTCGATGAATTTATCTTGATACCCCACGAAGGCATCGATCAGCTCCTCAGCCTGCGATATCTGGTCTTCTGCCTCGTCACTGTCGCTGACAGTGATATCGGCAAATTCCTCTAGCTCTGATTCTGTTAGGTATCCTCTGTTTGACATCGGTTTTAGTCCTTCCAGTCCGTGTTATTCTTGCTCATCCAGCTAGATCCGGCAGCGCTTCTCCAGCCGGCAGTAATTTTATTGTACCACTTCTCCTCACTGTCGGCATCCCACGGACAAACTGCCGAATCCCACGTGTAGATTGCCGAGTCCCAGAACGCCTGTAGCAGCCTAACATACCACCTGTCGCTATTCTTGCTTGACCAGCCCTCAAGCAGCTTTTGTAGCCACCCACCCTCGTTTCTGCTGTACCACAACCGAACTGGCAGCTGCTGCCATGTGATATCGTTCTTGCTACACCACTCATCGAGCAGCTTAGCTAGCCACCCGGTGCTATTTTTGTCGAACCACTGCCGAACTGCCATAACTTGCCAACCTCACTTTTTCTTATCTTTCACTTCTTTAACATCCATGAAAGCGTCCTCTAACTCAACATAAATCATGGCATCACGGCCAACTAGCGGGCTTCTGGTTACTTGGCCGGCGTTACTACGCGAGATGTTTCCGATCTCGTAGAGTTTCTCGAACATATCCTTTACCTTAGCAAAAATCTCCCTATCATTAAAGGTAAAGTTTTTGGCCTGCTTACCCATATCGCTCAGCGCATCGTTGACCTGTTTCTGGGTCTTGCCCTTCGTATCGAAGCCACGCACCTCGTCATCAAATGCGAACACAAAATCCTCGATCACCTCAAGAAACCCGAACCGCTTTCTGTTGTCAGATCGGCTAGGCACCTCGTGACCAGAGAGTAAGTTGTACAGAAGGCGGGCCTGCTCTTTAGTTAGGGTTAGTATTTTTTTCAATTAAATCACCCCCTATAAATACGATGGTATGTAAAATTCATATTCCTTTTGTATCCGCTTCGGTGTTAGGTGCGTATATAACATAGTAGTTTGAATATTAGAATGTCCCGCGAAATGCTGTACTGCCACTATATTTGCTCCTCTGTCTATCAGGTGAGTGATAAACGAGTGTCTAAAAAGGTGGGGATACACCCGCTTTGTTATTCCCGCCCGCCCCGCTACTACTTTGACCATTTTCCTTAGTGCCCAGCCGCTGTAGTCGTTTCTTCTCACTAGAGTAACAAACAGCCTCTTTTTCTTCTCCCGCCCGTAATCCCGCAGATACCTGATTACCATCTTACAACAATCTTTGCTCATCGGCACGACTCTATCTTTCTTGAATTTGCCCCCAATAACTTTTACCAAATTATTGTCGGTATCAACATCTTTTACCTTTAAGGAACACAGTTCTGAATTTCTCAACCCGCAATAGGATAAAAGCCCAATCATCGCCTGTTCCCTGCTGTTTTTAGTCGCCGCTAGAATCCTAGCTATCTCACCCTCTGTTAAAACTTCTCTCGTTGGCAGTGTATTAGGTCGTCTCGGCCTGTGCCATACTATTTTTCTTCCAAGAAACGCCATATATCGGCTGATTGCTACTCCCGTATTCGCCAGATGAGAATAGGAATAATCCTTTTTCCTCATCTCCGCCAAGTAGCTTTCAGCCTGTTTCCGACTCGGCTTGCTTGTTTCTAAATCCTTTATGAATTTTTTTAATGTTCTTTTGTAGTTTCCTACCGTTATCAGCTCAAGTCCGTCCCTAACCAGCAGCTCGTCGCAGAACTGTTCGAGGGTTTTCATTCATTATTTTGAGGCAACCGCCTCTAAGGCCTCAACTCGTAAAAGTAATTGCTGAATAGCTGTAGTTTGCATGGAAATCATTGCTCCCAAATCCCGTTCTACTACTGTTTCCATAATTATCTTACTTTCCTCATCATATTGCTGTTCGCCTTTTTTATCTACTACTCCTCGATTTATCTCTTTTTGAGCAAAAATTGGTAGGGTATTATGGTCAATTTCTTTTTTTCCATCAACCGCTTTACTTTTAATTGCACTTAATTCTAACAGAGCATCCCCCTCGTAAAAAGGCGTTCTGTCAGTAAAAGACAATGCCGAACAATTATTAACTACATACAAATCATTATCAGCAATAGCTCCTTCGCCACCTATATTAACTCCACCATTTACCTCAAGTTTTGAAGCGGGTGTAGTTGTCCCGATGCCGACGTTGCCATTGGTTTCTATCCAGAAACTTGGACTTGCCCCGCCTGTAGTTTGACCAATGAAGAACTCTGAACCATCACCAGCATCTCCACTATCACTAGAACCTATT